GCTGCTTGATCCGTACCGGTTCAGCATACAGGTTCAGTAGAGCCACATTAACACCTCGTAACCGGCTAAGCGATGAACTGCCAGCAAGTCGTGCGCCGACCTCCATCAATACCAATTCACCGGCTGCATTCTCTTTAACCTGAAAGAACCATGCGCCTGGGAAGTTCAATATCGAATTGATGGCTTTTGCCATGGCTTGAAAGCGGTCATCCTTTACGATCCCGGTTGCTGTCGCAATGCCGTTATTGATGCGCTTACGTTCGCGCCCTTCGGCGTATTGATCAGCAAAGCAGTCAACGGTATATTCGCGGCCGGGGAGGTATTCCACTACAATATCAGTAACCGGGTTAAATCTGGCGATAACTTGCGCTCCGCTGTTTGCCTTTTGGCATCCAATGCCACTATGGCCAACATCTGGCTTTATAAATACAGGATAGCCCTCAGGGAATATCTCTGGAACTTTAACGATATCCTTCAGCTCTTTGTACGTCTCCGCCTTCGAATTGCAAATAGCTGTCGTTCGAATTGATGGCCCGATAACTTTGCATAATTCCCATTCATGCCCTTTTAGTTTCCGCAATACTGCATCATTGGCCGGATAAACCACATCGATATTATGTTGCTCAATAACCATTTTCACATGATCAATGAACCTGTCATCTGTTACGTACGGGCATCCGGGTAAATAATTCTCATACACATACCGACCATGATCATCAACGCTGCTCATGCCAAATAGTGTAATGCCTTTCTTATTCACCAATGATCGGTGTATCTCCAACCCTATTTCTGATCCACATGGGAAAACGAGTACGTTCATTTCTATGCTTTATTTTTGAATATAAAACCACCAGCAGACTTTGTTCTGCCTTTCAAATTATTGTTTATTGACGTGGCTAATATCCCGTTTTCTTTTGCAGCCAGGGCTATGCTTTTATATGATTTAACAAACACGCCCCCTTTAGTGAATTGATCTACTTGCCGACCAGGCGCTATCCTGTTGAACTTCATCCCCCTTCTGGCTGACCTTCTATTCAATCTTTTCATTGTTTCCTCTCGTTTCAATATTACCTCAATTGGCGTTTTTCTGCCTTTCAAAGTGTTGCTTATTTTCGCCCTAACATCATCTGGCTTAGGAACGCCCTTGCCTGTACTGCCGTTTTTTATTTTTGTTGCTATACCTTTAGCAATACTCTCAGGCTTTGGTGTCTTGCCGGTACTGGCATTTCGTAACTTATTAATTGTTTCTTGACTATGCCTTGGCTGACATCCGGGCATCCTTGTATTGAGCATATTATACCCAGCCGCAACATATTCGTTATAAATCGCTTCCTCGTATGCGTCAATTAATCCGATACGAATAGGATCACTGAATTCTTCAATTATTTCAAAGTGGTGTTTTAATGGGCCATACTTATTTAAAGAGGCAAATAGCTTTGGTTGCTTGCCGCATTTTAACCTATAATAATAAGACCATCTTTTTTGAAAGGTGGTTAATGTTTGCCCTATGTAAACGGAGCCTGAAGGTGATGTGATCTTATATATTCCTGCCATGCTTATAAATTTGGAAATCGCTCAATTTTGGATACCGCATTGTTATTGGGTTGTTACTAATTGGGCTGCCAGATGCATCATAAAATTGATTCATCAATAATAATCCTCGTGCACTGATCTCAGGTAGAAGATACATATTATATCCCAAACAATCAAAGTAATCCTCATGATAACTGCATTCATTTCTTCCGCTAAATCTCATTCGCTTAAACCACTCGTATGCCTTTCTGTCATCTGTTAATATCATTCCGGCTTTTGATAGTTTAAGCGTTTTATATGGGCCTGTGAAACTCAGACATTGCAATGCGCCGGGTCGATACATATTATCGGTAAACAATAATGCTGAATCCCATACAGGCGTTGGGCTTAGTTGGTACTCCCCCGTAATGCACTCTCCTTCAACTGACTTAAACTTAACCTTTCCGCCAGCCCGAATTATTTCACATGGCACGCTCATGTACGTTCGTTCGGGTATCTCTATTTCTAAATTGATAATTCCAACGTATTTTAATGCTAAGAATAAAGCGTTACTGCAATTGTCTACAGCAACAGCATATGGCGCATTGACATATTTCGCAACCGCCTGTTCGAAGTCTTCGGTAATTTTATATATACCCTGTGCGCTCATTGCAACTCCTTTAGTATTGACATATCGGTAAGGCCATTAAAGTGCAGAATGGCCGGTACCGTTTTGGTTAACTTATTTTTCAAATACAATGGTTGTGACATTCCGGCCAAAGCATTCTCTACCCCTGCGAATGTTGTCACTACCTCAAACTCGCTCGGATCAGCAAACGCCATCGTTTGAAACACTTCACACTTAGTATCCAGCTTTATTGGAAACCCGTCTTTCTCTGCCTTCAGATACGCCATCATCTGCTCATGCTGGCCGTTCACATCGTTAGGGTGTTTATCCAACCCGTACCGCTCAAAGAACTCGATAATGAGTTTTAGCGGGCCGCCGTAGCCGCCACCATTCAGGTACTTCCACTTTGATTTGGTCGGCTTGTACTGCTTCGCTATCTCGGGATGCGGGTAACAGGCTTTCTCTGTGCTGTACAATATATAATCAGCAGGCACATCGAACTTCCTTTGGCAGAAGGTATCGGCGCCGTCGGTGTACACAAAGTTTTCATGGCCAGTTGCCGCCCGTTTATAACATGCCAGCAATTCGCGCAATACCTGGCCGTTGCCCTGGAACCGGTTGCTATTGATTGCGACTTCGTAGCCGAAGCGCTCGAAGGAATCTACCGTTTGCTTTGTTCGTTCGTTCGGGGAATAGATATTGGTTATGATGATCATTTAGTATCAGATTTATATTTCCAGATAAAGCCGCCGGCTGTATGCGCCCTATGATTAACCACATTGCTAATTGATAGTCGGTTTATTTTGAGGGCACTAGCGGCTTCGGTAACAGTAGAATATTCGTTTATGTAGCCCCCATTCAGGCCGTACTGAATAACAGCCCTAGCCCTTCCGCTTTTAGCACCAAAACATCCTTTCCCATAATTCGGATTATTGGAACCAGATCGGCTGATGCTCATTTTTGACCTTGCCGCTTCAGTATGTTTTCTGCCATACATGGGCGCCGAACCTCCCGGTGAAATATTCATCACTACGAACCCATTGTCTTTAAACAATTGGATGTACTTCTGCTCATAGCAATCCAAAATAGGCTGGTCAACAGTATTTTCTAAATGCAAAAGGATTTTAAATTTGTGCGATTCAGCCCCATACTTCTTTAGAGACTTATGAATGATGGTGTGTTTTGATGGTGGCGTCCTCAAATGGGACTTCCATCTTGTAGCAATATCCCTGCTCTGTCCGATATACACAGCGCCCGATGGAGATTCAATTACATATATGCCGGTATTCTTCATTCGTAAGGATTATAATAAATTGGTTCTTCGCCTTTAATCATTGCGTGTACCAACTTATGGTACTCAGGGAACAATTCTGCAGAATGCTTTGCCTTCCATTCCTGGTATGCAGGCGCGCCTTCGTCAATATGATCAATGTCGATATGGTTAAGAAAGCAGTTATAGAACCCGGCAAGATGGGATCTGTGACAATACAGATTGTCCTCAAAACCATACTTGCCTGGTTGTCGGCTGTACCCGATCTTATCAATCAGCAGGGTATTAAACAGTGTACAAGTTCCTATTACATCAAGGGTGCGCTCGATAGTAATCCACTTGTGACCAGGCGTGTGAGGCAATAACACCAACTCGCTACGGTACTGCGGGTCGGGGTGCCATGGTGTTTGAATAAGGTCTTTACGCTTCAGGCCAATGATGCCGATAGTCGGATCAATACTTACGGCTTCTTCCATCAGATCAGCCCAACCAGAGTTATGGATAACAACATCGTCATCAATTTTGATTACGTGCTCACCTGGGTCGCGCTTTGCAATCACCTTGTTGATGGCTCCTGCTGTTCCAAGGTTTTCCACATTCCATATAATTTCACTTACCTGCCCATTATTCAACCATGCATGAACGATGTTCTGTGTTTGTGAAGTCCCGCCGTTTACCGACAATATCAGCCTATGCCTTTTGAAATCAACAGTTGCCGCAAGGCTTGCCAATGTCTTAAACAAATACTCATCCTTCTTATTCTCTTCGGTGCAATACACCGCCATTGCAATTAATGCCATTAGTAAACTGAAGTTTTAAATTCATCAATAGGTTTCTCCTTATATTCGCCGCGCTCGAAAAACCATTTCACATGTTGTAAATTCCAATCCTTTTCAATTCTGGAATGGCCCTGTGATGATGTTAACATAACATCGCATTGATTTTCCTTTTCACGAATTGCTTTAATTTCCGCATCGTCGCTGAAATGCACCGAGGTAAACTTCAGCCCAACGTAAACAGTTTCGCTTTTTGGTGTTGGTTTCATTCGCTTTTATTTGATGGGAAATTAGCTTGCACTGTCACTGGTTGCCTCGCCAACCACTCATCATAATGCCGGTATAGTAGCTTGATCATACTGAATACACAAGGGGCGCACCACAGATCCGTAGTATATCCAGGCTGAAACTCTTCGCTCATGATACGGCACATGTTCTCACGCACCATTCCATCACCCCGGAAGGTTCCTGCATTGATCGCCTGTATATGGTACGGTCTGTATTCGTCAAGGATTTGTTTATTCTCTGCTTTCATACTCTCTCCTTTTTAGCCTCATACTCCAAAACCTGCTTCCTCATGTTATTAATCTTGTTGAAATTGTAATGTTCTGCACAGTACTCCGCAAGCTTCTGCCCGGCCTCCTTTTGCCGCTTCCTACTCTCAACGAGGCGCTTGATGTATTTTACCCAATCGCCGGAATGCTTTGCATAGAACACTGGTAGATCGAGGTAAGGATGCACCGCCGAAGCGATCACCGGCAGCCCCAGGTTGGCCGCCTCCAATATCTTCAGGTTCGATTTATGCCGGTTGAATTTTGAATTAAGCAATGGGATAAGGCAAATGTCGGCTTCCTTATATGCCTCGTAATATGAGGTTATAGGCGCGTATGGGATCAGCTTATACTGATGCTTTAGTCCTGCCGTGTAGTCGTGCACCATGTGATACCAATCCTCGTGATCTTCTGCATATCCTCCCATCACCATTTTGATCTTACCGGCTATCGGCCCCAGCTTATCGATGGGTGTTTTAAGCAGGTTGATATCGGCCCGGTGAGTATCGCTCCCCTGCCAGAACAACCGGGTAAGGTAATACGGTTCACGCTCAATATCGAACTGGCCTTGTCGTGGTATTGCATTAGGGCACACATGAACGTTCTTGTTATATACTGCGACTTCTTCCGCGAGGCGGGAATGGGTGGTCAATACGAGATCAGCATCCATTAAATGCTTTATTTGCTTTTTTGCAAACTCAACCTCTT